TCATCGTCAATTATTTGTTGACCATCAAACTCAGGTACTTCAGTAGCGGCTATTTCTGCTGCTGTCTTTCCTGCCACTCTATTTGGTGGAACTAAATCTAACCCAAAGTCACCAGCTGCCTGTTGTTCAGGTGTTGTATCTCTGTTCTTTCTTAAGAATACTATAGCACCACCAATTACAGCAGCTCCTAATGCTCCAAGTGCCAATAACGGAGCTAAATCTTTTAATTTTCCGAGTAAATCACCAAGACTTGGAAACTTTCCAAGACCTTTTGGTTTTTCAGGTTTTGGTCTTCCACTTCCACCACTTCCACCTGAACCAGCACCACCTCCGCCAGCTGGGTCTGTTCCACTACCACAGGCAGCCATCTTTGGGATTTCACTCTCATCCCTTAATCCCCAATATATTTTACGGTTCGATGCCATAATCTAATGTTATCTCTTTATCGTTGTTTACTGTAAATGTTGCTGTTCTAGCTGAAGAGTTGGTCTGACCATAACTCATATCCATTTGTGCTAAAGTTATGGATTGACTTCCGAGTGTTACTGAAGATGGAAATGTCAATACTACATCTTGACCTTCTTCAAATCTCATTGTTATTGCCTCACTACCATCATATTGAGGTGTTTCGAAAGGAGTTGTATTGCTACTTATCTGAGTGTAAACCATCATCTCTGGAAATTCTAATGCTTCTGTATTGAAATCAGGTGGGCCATATTGAGCTCCTTGTGATTCAATTGTAACATTGCCTGAAATACGAACTTCGAATGTATTGGGTAATGCCGCTTCTACTTCTCTTGCGTTTCGATTGGTCTGAAAATCATCAGGATTACCAGTAACTCTCCAATCGATTTCAATTGTTCGTTGAATTTCATTTTCTAATGGGTTACCCATTCGTGTACTATCTAAATTAGGCCCGAGTCTCAAATCATTTATTTGTTGTAATGGAACTGGTATATCATCTGAGGACTCAATTCCTGTAAGAGCTCTCAATGGTATTATTGTACCATTCGTCCCACCTTGAATCGCTCTTGTGTGTCCATTTTGAACCCACCAACGAGTACTCATACTAGCTCTATTAGGTCCTGTTGAATAAAACGGAGCAGGACTACCTTCACCATTCCATTTAATAATCTTACCATCGTAGGCACTTTCTAATATTGGTAATGGTTCTTCACTCGTGTCCTGTGACTCTTGAGTGTTCTCTGAAGCATCAGGTGGTAATTCAGATGGTGTTGAATCTAATATACCAACCACTCTACCAGTAGGAGTTCTAAGTTCACTTATCTCCTCTGAAAAATTTGGTGTAAACACATAAACTGACGGAGTATAATTTCCATCTATATCATACTCATGTGATGCGTTAGAATTCGTTGAGGCCTCTTGTTTGTGACCACATCCAAACTCCCAATAGAATTGAACAGCATTTATGTTTGGATTAAAAATACCACCATCTTTTGTTTTCAATTGAAAATCAACAATTCTTGTACCTGCTGTTTTTACAATTTCAATATATAATTCAGGTATGGGCTGTTCGACATCAAATGATGAATTTTCCTTCACATCAGGTTGAGATGTATAATCTACGACATAAGCATCTTTGACTACAAGTTTACCCCTTCTCATGGTTTGGGTGAAACCACCATCAACATTTTCAATTCTTGAATTAAATTCAACCCTACTACTATCGGGTCCTGTAAAACTAACTTCCCCACCAGTATCACCCTCTAAATTTGCCAAAACATCTTGTGGGTCTTGTCCATTCATCATGGCTTCTTGTATGGCTGCTTGAATTTGAGCGTTAGTTGGTTGTGTGGTTTTGATAGACCTATAGGTATTTGTATCTACTGCTAAATTTCTAAAATTATCATTATATTTTTCATTGTTTATAATCTGAGGTATTATTCTCACCTCAGTTCTATCACCTGATATTGATTCTATTTTATATTTGAATTCTTTAATATCAAGTGGTTGTGGGTCACCATCCGTAGGTGGTACTAATCCAATAAAAGCCTGTCCATCATCATCCAAGTAAAAATCACCCATTGGTACACCTGTCAATTCAGGATTTCCACTATGAATTATACCAGCATTACCATCTACAGTTTTTGTCAAAACCACTTCATCTGCATCACCAGCTTTTGGTCTGATAAAATAGTATCTTACTTTATAACTTCCACGATTGTAACCAGCGTCCCTTAAATCTTGACCAATATTTAATACTATTTTACCATCTTCAATAGTATAATTGAAAGATTTTTTTCTTTCTTTAAAATTATCATTGATATCATATATTTGATATTCAACATAATCTTGAGATGCACCAAAAGGTGGATAGAGTTCTCCATCAAGTCCTAATACTTCTTTGGATTCTTTTTTTAACTCCTGATAATCTTCCTGTAATAAATCAGATTGTATTCTCATAATTCTTTAAATTCTCTATCAAGTACTTGGTTCCAATAAGGATCATAAACATATGTTGTTGTCTTGGCTTCTATTTTAATAAGTTGGTCTGGATCTTTTAGATTCATATTTTGTTCATATGGATTCTCAACGGCTATAAAAAAACCAGCATCATTTCTCAATGGTGCAGTATCTTCATTTATAATCTGATTACCATCTTCCGTTACAATTACTCCACCACCACTCAACTTTCGTTTCTGTTCTAATTCATTTAGATACTGTGTTCTATCTTGTTCTTTTAATTTTTGATAGTATTCACTTTTTTGAAGTTCTTCTACTGTTAAAGGCATTAGTCCATCTCCCTACCAAAAAAATCATAATTTAATTTAATGTACTTTTCCCATTCGGCCGGAACCTCACTTTCTTCAAATATTGCTTCTACAGGACATTCAGGCTCACATGCCATACAATCAATACATTCTTCAGGATCGATATAAAGTGAATCAGTTTCCTTTGGGACAAACCCATCAGCCTTCGCTTCTTCACCTCTACCCTCTGTGTCGTATGGGCCGTGAATACAATCTACAGGACATACATCAACACATGCTGTGTCACAAGTTCCTACACATGGTTCTGTTATTATAAACGGCATTTCTTTTCCTTTATTTTACTACTTTGAATGATGGTAGGTATGTGAAGTACTGAATGGTTTCATCAGTTGTTCCACTACCACTTACAACTTTATACTCAACTCTATAAAATCTATCTGCTAATAATGTTTTCATATCTAAATTAAAAAAGTTTCCAGTCGAATCACAACTCACTATTGAACCACTTCCATAAGGAATGACAACATCATCGGTATAAGCATCTACAACTTGGTAATATGTACTTCCACTTGGTAAATACTTAGCAGTATTATAACCAGTTGAATATCCTGCTGTAGCTGAGAAAGTTTTTTCAGGATATAATGGTCTACCGACTATTCTAAACTTTACTTTTGAACCTTCTCTGTAAGAATCTCGTTGACTTCTTGGATACAATCTTGCATCTTCTAATTCTATGTTTGTTAAAGCTTCTAATGAACCAGTAGTCCAAACTGAATCATCCCAAACGGCTTCTAACTTTGGTTGATAAATCGTATGTGTCTCACGACTAAAAAATGAGAATGTTCCCATTGGTGTTGAACTACCCTCGTCAAGAGTTGCATCAGTATTACCAATACTACCACTTCTCTTAATCATGAATCCTTCATTTGGTACATCACCATGTAACCAATTCCAAACAATACTTGTGACATCCATCCTTACATCACTTGGTTCGTTATTAAATGATTGAGAAGCTCTGTATTGTTCATACCAAGTTCCTCCTGAACCAGTCATCAAACTACTCCATTGAGTTTTATCAGTACCATTATCTTTGAAATTCCAACTACAACCATCAGTAATAATAGGATTATTATCTTCTTTTCCATATCCCATATCCCAAGATTGACTTATAGGATGAGCATATAATTCTTGATTTACATTAAGACCACGAGAATTAGCATCAAATAAATTTAAATAAAATTTTGTATAAGAACTTGAGGGAATCAATCCACTTGATATTGAGGATGATATATATGTTGTATCAAATTTGATTAATGCTCTACTGACACCTTGAACTACTCCAGCTGCACTAACATCTTTTACTACTTCTAAAATTTCATCAATACCTGTGTTCTGACTTCCACTTCTTGAGTAGAGTACAGAATCTTTTTCAGCGTATTCAAAATAATGCATTTACCTCTCCTATAATTGATTACCAGTAGAGTCACCAATAGCCCGACCTTCAATATCAGTATTTGGATATTTTAATTCAAAAATACTTGGGTCGAGTGATGGGTAAACTATACCATCTTTGGTTGCATAGTTTATATCGTAAATATTACCTGAGTAACCTTCAGAAGAAGAGAATTTATTTGTTATCAATACTGGTAATTGTTTAGGATTATCTTGGGTCGGTGGAACAATAGCACCCACACCATCCACAATAGACAATTGATAAGCTAATTCTTGTAATATGATAGGTTGATTTATTTGCCACCTATTTATGTCAAAAAACTCTCTCACTTTTTCTATACATTTTATTGTAACTTCATCTTTATTGAATCCTGTTCTGGCTATAAAATTAAACTTCACACCAATGTTTATTATAAATGCGTTCTTAATATTTATCGCGTCCGTGACAAGACGATACTGTGATAAATGTGTTTTAATATTTTCCTTTACGGCTAAATTTAATTGTGTCAATCTTCTATTACCATCAAACGCTAAACAATATAAATTAAGTGCATTTGGATTTGGTAATCTATTACTACTGGCAACATCTTGTGCCTTAACATCAGTAAATCTTTCATCTACGAATATATTCGTTGATACTTCTTTCTGAAATGCTGGAAGATTTAATTGTTCATCTTGTACAATGTATGCCTTTGCAACTGCTCCAAACTTAGGTGGTAGAGAATAAACTCTTGTTATGTAGTCTTCTTTGGTAACAGCCCTTCCTTGTGATTGAAAATAAGCTAGTGCATTTTGTTTCAAATCAACTATACTTTCAGCTCCTTTAGCACCACTTGTAGGAGTTGGATTTGTTACCCCAATTGAATCAGTAACAATCTCAACTACACCCGAATCAAGACCTGTCGTGTCAAGATTATATTGAAAATCTGTTAGGGATGTTATAGAATCTGATGTGACATTATCTGATATACCCCCACCATGAGAATACTTAATAGTCAAGGTAGTGTTAGACGGTGACTGTCCATATGCCTTAGTTTGTAGAAAATTTGAAGGGTCGAAGTAAGTGTCGAGATATGTTGGACTTCCTGGTAAAGCAGAACCAACATTATTAGGGTTTGGTACAATTTCTTCATCAGGATTATCACTTATACCACTACCAAATCTCAATTCAGTTTTTCCATCACCACGAATAAATGTTGTGAATCTTCTTGGAGTCTTAAGTAATTTTAACAGATAAGGTGCCTCATCACTATACTGAGATAATTCAGGATTATTAGCTGCTATATTTCTAACATCATCAAAAACTGTGTCTTGTGCAAGAAACGGAACTTCTTTCCAAGTATTACCATCACTATCGGTACAAGATATTATTTCTAATATATTACCTTCACCTAATAGTATTCTTGGATACTTTTCTGCAGTTCCAAATACAAAAGATTCTTCTGATATATTTCCACTAACAACTCTAACTGATTTTTTAAGTAGATAATATGTTACTTCATTTGAACCATCGACTTCATAAGTAGTAACCGTTGTTGGGTCGAATGAACTTGAATATGAAAAATTTACATTTTCTCTGATTCTAAAAGTTACACCACCTGTGGACTCAACAAGACTTCCTTCATTGACTTGAAGTGCATAACTAAAATTAGGTTTATTATTCGTACCAGTACCAACAGAAGGTACTATTTGAAATATATCTACGGAACCAAATGAAGCGGTTGACAATTTTGGTTTATAACCAAATGATTGTGCCATCTCATATAGTGTTTGTTGGTCTGTAGCGTATGCTAATAATTGTTCTTTGAATTGACTATCAATATAATATGACAAAACATCACCAACATATGAAGCCATTTCTATGAACATCATTCCAGGTGATGCTTCATTAAAATCGTTATAGGTATTTGGATAGTATTGTTTAGCAAACTCTATCAAATCATTTCTAAACGAACTGAAATCTTTGTTTAAGTATCGTACTTCTTTTTGTACATTTGCCATTTAAGTCTCCTAATAATTACCTATATCAAAATTCAATGATACACTATCGTGAACATCAGGTTGAATAGTTAATGAGAATTCTATTTCTATAATTAGTTGGTTTGGGTTTTCTTCACCTCTTTCAACATTTAAATTTGATACCAATACATGAGGTAACCATTGTGCTATAGCCTCTTCAATTGTAGATTTGACATCTTCAAGTAATGAATCACTCATTGGTTCGAATAGTATCTGTAACAGACCACAACCAAATTCAGGTTGTCCAAGTCTTTCACCTTTGTTAGTCAAAAGTAAATTTCTAATATTACTACTGGTTTGAGAAAGTGTTGTGGATGTACCAGGAAAAAATCCACTACCATCAATATGATTCATTGGTAATGGAATTCCTATTTTAACATCAGGATCTAAATCTTTTTCTAATACTGACAACTAATTTCTCCTATGGACGATAATGACCATCTTTCTTTTTATTTATTGCTTTCATCAAACCACTATAATCCCTTGTGAGTGCATTTACAACATCGTCACCTACTTGTTCAGAACTTACACCTTGTGCTTTTAACGATTCAACCGCTCCAACTTGTCTTCTTTTTTCTTTACCTTGCTCTGTATTTGCAATCATTGGATTTCCACCCATCAATTCATGTACTCTATCGGATGTATAAGTTCCACCACCCATCGTTGGATATTCAGAATCACCTTGTGGAATACCACCAGCCGTTTCATTCAAGATTTTATTGAGAGATTCATTCTTCGTATATTCTTTATACTCTCTTTTCTTGGGTTTTGGTTGTGTGTATTCTTGTTCTGCTATTTGAGTTAAAGAGGATGAGATTTCATCTTTTTCTATGGAACGATTAGCTAAAGCTTTCTTTCCTTCATTAATAAATATCTCATTTACCTGTTTATTAACTTCTTTACGAACTAATCTCTCTATTATCTTTATTAGTTCTTGTTTTTTCATCTTAGACTCCTATTCTAAATTATTGTGCTGGTAATTACACCGGGTAATACAGCTCCAGCTGCTGTATGTATTACTGCTCCACTAAAAAGTGTACCCAAAAATGATGCGGTAATTATAGTAGCCATACTATCACATACATCTTCAATACCACCACCACCCATTCCTACTGCGACTGCGGGTGCTAATATCGGTGGTATTGACATTACACTAGCTCCTGTGGCAGATTTAATTGTTGGATTACCAAAACTTATCATGAGTGCTGCTGCCGACACGATACCAGCTGTAATCTGTGTCATCGTTGGGTCTTCTAAATTAAAACTACCCAATATTGCTCCCTTTAATGGTGCCTTAGCTCCATCAATACCCGCAACTTTTAACGGAGTACCTAAAGATGTTGGGTCAGGTACAGGAACAGCTGGTGGTGCAGGAATTAATGCTGGACTACCAATCGGTACTATTTCTGCGTCCTTCATGAACTCAACAATGGCAGTTGCCATTCCATCTGCTGATTCTGATTTAGATGAACCCCCATCCTTAGCCAGTTTACTATAATTATCAATCAATCCTTGTTTAAGTTTATTTTTATCCAGTGCCATTATTCAACTCGTGTCAATATATCACAAATCTGTGATCTTATGAGTTCTACATTAGTCTGTTTGAATGCATCAACTAACGCTTGATTCGGTGGGCCACTACTAATTGGGCCACTTGGGCCGGCACCAGTAGCTATTGCTGAAAAACTCATGACCGTATCTATCAATGCCTCTTGAGATGCTAACATCAAATCTAAAATTTCGGTTAGTTTCTCACCGAATACTAAATGTTGTTCTTTGACATCATCACGACCTTTAACATAAATTACTGCTTCATCTTTACTACCACCAATTTTAAAGTAACTTCCATTATCCGTATATAATCCAGCACAATCATCAAGGTGAACATTGGCACCTTTACAACTTTCTAAATGTGCTTTATCATCAAGAGTCAAAAAAGATGGACATTCACTTGATAAATAAATTTTATCAGAACCACCCTCTTCTCCACCTTGACCTAAATCTAATCTTGAATTACCAGGTGTTATCAAACTAATACCACCAGGTACCATACTCATATTTGTAGCACCACCTGAATTCATTTGTACACCATTATCAGAATCAACACTAAAAGAACCTTGTGTAGAAAAACCAATACCCTTTGATGAGAATCCCAATAATTTTCCATCTTTACTATTCCAAGTTATTCTATCAGAATTAATTGTGATTTGTTTTCCACCACGATTTGGTTGGTCATCTCCATGTTCACTTGTCATATATTTATGACTTATAGCATTTGTATTAGAAATATCCAACATAACTTTTTGGTCTGTTGTCATCCAAACACTTGATGCATCTTCATTAATATCTTCTTCAACAGGTTCTAAAAATGATAATCCTATATCTTCTCTTTGTCCTGTCCTTATTAAAATGTTTGGAGAATCTAATTTTGAATCTCCATCTTCAAATGAATCGGGTACAATATTACTTCCAAATCTTATAGAATGTCCAAACCTACCTTGAAATGTTATATCACCTTCATATGGTTTTATCTGACGAATGTCTTCATCGAATCCATACTGAGGGTTTACTTCAAAATTTTCATAAATAAAATTATCTGATTTTTGTTTATCAGTTTGTACACCACTCGTAGCCGGCCTTACTCCTGCATTAACACTCTGAGGTTGTAAGTTTACCACTTGATAAAAGTGTACATCTGAATATGTTTGAGTAATTACCAATTCGTTTCGAAGAGGCATTTTTGTTTGATTTGGATTTAATGGGAAGTAAGTATCTAATTCATCTATGGGTACATTTTTATCAGAAGTTTTATTTCTTGCCTTTATGGCTCCCCAAAGTCGATAATCTTTATTACCATCTGGTCCTGTGGGTAGTTTATCTTCTGTATCATATACTAATAAAACTTCAGCAATTTCTAATTCGTAGAATTCCCATTCATTTGGTGAATTGGTTTCTCTATTAATTTTATTAGATACTGCAGCATTAGTAGGTAATCCACCACTCGTTTTATCAAACTGTTTTTTCGTCTGTGAAGTTGACGAGTAGTTGGAGTTTTTTCCCCATCTTGCCATTTAATTTCCTTTGACTTCTTCTATATCTTGTGTTATTTCGTCTGTTTTAGATTGTAAATCAACTACAACATCATCAATACTTTTCAGTAATTGTTCTTTTTCTCTATCAGATAATCCAAACTCAGCTTCAGAACCACCTTTATTTTCGTTGGCTATGATTCTTTGAACAATACCAGCAAGTTTAACGAGTTGTTCATCATTCTTTACATTTATTTCTAAATACTCTTTAATCATTGGGATTAGTTGAACGGCCATATCCCCATCCTTGATGAAACTCGTAACTTCCTTGACCAATACTTCTAATTGGTTTTTATTATGTTTGGAATTATTATATATATCTTCAAAAAGTGATGATAGTGATTTACCTTTAAACAATTCGTATTCAGTTGACATAATACTTCCTATGTTATTTGGTACAATAATTCATAAATAAATAGTATAAAACCACAAATTGAGTCATATATATTGGCAATATAAAGTTTTATGGGATTAATATTTATATATACTCGGGCATTCCGTCTGAGTACAGAACTGAGGAAGTTAAACATCCCTTTTCTGTTTAGTGATAAGAAACAAACAACGGGAGAAAACAACAATGAAGGAAATCATAACACTCGTCAAGGGATGGGTAGATGATTTAGCTCATCTACTGATGTCCTTTGTCGCCATAGGTGCTATATCCGAAGTAATCTTCGGTACTGGTGTCTTTGGCGTTAATGTTATTGGTAACCTAA